TTAACTGGATTGATGGCATTATTTCTTAAGTTTGCAGGAAGTAATTGTAATCGTAAACTTACTGGTGCTCAAAATGATAAAGGTTGGTATCCTTTATTCGGTACAACTAATTGCACACCTGAGGAACTCGCCACTATCAATAGCATTCGAGGAAGAAATAGGGGTGATTGTGGCGAAAATGATAAAGGTGGCGGATTACTTGATAATATTCTTTCACAAGCAGATGCTTATTTGTCTTCTGCTAAAAACTTTGTGAATGGTGCATCTGAATTATATCTTGGCACACCTGGTCGTTTAGCAACCATTATTCGTAAAGAAAATGGAACTACATTTACATCAATTAAAGTAAGTCAAAGTGCGTACGCTGAATATACTTTCAAGAAAGCATTGCGTAAGGAAAAACCAGATATATCTGATGATGAAATAGAAAAACAATTAGTTAATTACAGAAAGAGACAAACAGAAAAGAAAGATGATGTTCTGGTTGCAGATCACGCAACGTATGTTGGTAATAGCACTAAAGAAGTTCATGGTGATCAATGTGAAGCAATTGATGGTTCACAGGTTACTAATATTGAAGGTGACTATCATTTAGACATTACAGGTGATTGTCATATTTCTGTTGGTGGATCCTTTATGCTTAATGCTCAAGGTGCACCTAAACAGGTAAAACCAGATGGAACTCCATCTGATGAAAAAGACATTAAAAAACATTCATTAACATTTGGTTCTGATGTTGATATGAATATCTCAGGTGCTGCATTTACTTATGAAGGTGCAGAATTTAATATGGGTGCGGTCACTACAAAAATTACTGGATCTAACTGTGAAATTTCATCTACAACAACTAACATTGCTAGTGGTGAAATTTTATTGACTGCAGAAAACTCTGTTGATATTACTACACCATCTTTAGTAGAATTAATTAACTTCCCTCCTTCACCTATACCTAAGGTTAAAACTGGTATTCTTAGAAAGGTTGGTGGTTCTATGGAAACATATATGACACCTGGTTTAGCTGCAGCAGATGCTATTCCTAGACATATCGTTGCAAACCCTGCGGGATATGCTTTTCATCAAAATGGTTTGGCATATACAAACTTAGTTATGACAGGACCATGGCTCGCAACTGCTACAGCAGGTCTTGCTAGTTTAACAGCAGGTGCAGTAGTAAATATCACTGCAGGTGCTGCAATGAACATCACTGCAACAGCAGCAGTAAACATAAAAGGGTTGACGATCTTCCTAAATTAGTGCTATACTATATGTGTATTCGCGGATGCCCCACTTGGTTTGGTGCACAACACCTCCGCAAAACAACAGGAGACCCCATGCAAGACACTCAAGTTGAGCAAATTTTTGTTAATTTCTCTAGGAGATCTATAAAAATCCTAGATATTGAAGGGTACGACAAAACAATAGAATGGGAATGGAATGAAGATGGAGCGGAAGGTTTCTCAGAAACTATTTCTCACCTTTGTGATGTCCTTGACACTGACCTTATTACCTATTGTTTTGCAGAAACAGAATGATTATTCCACATTACAATTTTGATCCCAACATTACATTTCCGATTTCTATTGCAGTAATCACTGTATTGTTTATCTTCTATGGTATCTACAGAGGTTTCTTTGCAAATGAAGGATTGACAGACCCATTTGACGACCACGACGACTAAAACTATGATTGGACCTATTGGCATTACATTAGATCAAGCAGATGAAAACTTTCATTTCATGATTGATCTAACAGCAAACCAAAGAGTTTGTTGGAAAATTTCAACACCTAAAGGATCTGTTATGTTAGTTCCTGTAAATGAAATTGCTCCTGTATCTGATGAAATTCAAGATCAAGTAGAGGAGTTTCGTAAAAGTTTTATGGAGAAAGATGCGGCCTGAAACTAGACGTGCCATGGAAATGCTTTTTCATTCAAAATGGAACTTGCCAAAAGCAGCAAAACATGCTAATCTAACTAATAAGGAAATGAAGATTACTTTCAATGAATACTGTAATTTCCATGAAACTTCCGAACTGGCAACACCACTCAAAAAAGGAGAAAAAGAGGCATCTTAAACCTCAAGCACTTCGTGCTGCTAAAAAAAGATTACAAGCATTAAAGAAAAAACTGGGAGTGTGGCGGAATCGGTAGACGCACCAGACTTAAAATCTGTTGGGCATGTGCCCGTGAGAGTTCAAGTCTCTCTACTCCTACTGTCGGGGGAATACAAAAGATCTCTATCTAGAAAGAGTGCCCCCCTTCAAAACATAATAAAATAACATGACAGCATTAATTATCATAGTTGTGCTCATTGTAGTAGCAGGAGCACTTATAAGGTACTACGATCCTCATTAAATGAAAGTTCACTCTCATACGGAACCTTTTCCGTTTTTGTTTATTGAGGATTTGTATACAGAGGAAGAATTGCGTCTAATATGGTTCGAGTTAGATTATTATCAATCTAATAAGTATATACTAGATGCAAATACTAATCCTTCCTTAACAGATGATGGAAAACCAAGAACTAGAAAACAAGGAAACTTTGTTGATAATGTTTTCCAATTGAGAGAGTATTCTAATATTTTAAATCTTTCTAGAAAAGTATTAGAACCTGGTTTGATATGTCGTAGTGATCATCTTTTTCAGTGGAAATATTTCCAACCTGATGTAGATCACTCTTTGCTTTCCTATTATGATGATGGTGGATATTATCTACCACATCACGATAACACTGTAGTTAGTGTAATCTCATGGTTATGGAAAGAACCTAAATGTTTTGAAGGTGGGGATTTTGTATTTGAAGATTATAAAATGACCGTTAAATGTAAAAACAACAGTGCAGTAGCATTTCCTGGCACCACTAGACATGGAGTCACTCCTATCAAAATGGAAGATCAACATAAAGATCTAGGTTTAGGTAGGTATTCTTTATCACATTTTTTGAATTTTAGATAATGGCGTACTTAGTTCATCCCTTACCACCCAGAAAAGTTTGGGTCAAAAAAGAATATCTTTATGATCTAGAAAAAGGTCATGGAGAACTCACACCTGGCATTTGGATCTCAGTAAGGAGTATTCAAGCAAAGGCATTATATTTTGAGACACTACTAACTGATTATGGTGCACTCTTCGATAAGTTACCACTCAGTGCATTCGTATGGAAACCAGATATTGATTGGGATGATCAGTTGCCATTAGATGTATTAGAACTGTGGGATTGCTTTGACTATAATATTACCGTTGTAGAGAAACCCATACTAGGCAGATGTCAGTTTTTTGGTAAGGACAAAAAGATGCACGCAGGAGAGTATGAGTTTACTATTGATACTGCACACCCTGACTTCTCTGTATTAGATGTAAACTTTTCAGAGCATGATCCAGAACATAAGACATTTAACATCATTGCACTAGACAACGGACAGTTTGCAGCACAACCAAATAACAGATGTCAGTTCTTTGATAATAGTTTGGTAGATAATGATAACCTCAAGAAACCTGACTTTAAAGTATGCACACAAAACTATGCGGTAGAAACCCTACCTAAGTGGTGGTCTGTAGGACATACAGATGAGTGGGCATATAAAACAGGAGAAGAAGAGGAAGAAGAAATAGACCTAACAGGCGGTTGACTTTCTTTATAAATAGACCTGTAGCAAATAGTGTGATTATCTGTGGGAACCCGTAAAATATCTCAGTTGGATACAATATCAGATGCTAACCTATCGGGTGAAGCAATTCTTCCCGTGGTCGTATCTGACCCATTGATTCCTAACCGAAAAGCAAAAGTAAATCAACTCTTTCGTGGAGTTGCACAAGGAACTAAGGCATCGCCTGGTCTTTGTTTTGATTTAGACAGAGACAGTGGACTATACCAATCAGCGTACGATCAAATCGGTGTTGCATTTGGTGATGGTGGTTTATATTTTAGTAGAGTCAGCAATACTGCAACTAGTTCTTCGCTATTTGTAACTGCTGTTGATGATACTGCTACTAATACAGACATTGTTTTCGCACCGAAAGGAACGGGAACTGTCAAAGTTACGGGTCTATTTACTATTGATGACGGTTCTTTTATCTTAGAAGATGCACAAGGACCTAAGGCAAGATTTGAGGTAAGTAATGTTGGAACGGGAACTAATACTCGTATCTTTACACTACCTGCCATTACATCTGGTAATGGAACAGTCTTGATTGGTGATGATACACAGCAAACACTAAGAAATAAAACCATTCTTATTGACGAGGATAATCTCGTTATTACTGATGGCACTGAAGAAGCAATATTTCAAATTAACTGGGTTGCTACATCAAACGCTAGAAGATCATATTTTCTTCCTGATGCGGGGACTGTAACAACTACAGTAGAACCAACTGCAACTGCATCTACATTGTTAGATACAAAGGCAGAACAAACAGCATTGAGTAAGACTCTTGTTAATCTTAAATTAGCAAAAGACGCTGAGGTTGCAACCAACTGGGCACAGTTCAATACTACTGCTCTATCTGCTAATAGAACTCTTACTGTTCCTGATTTATCAGGTATTCTTGCTTTCACTGATGCTACTCAAGTATTACAGAACAAAACTGTTGAAAATTTAATTCTTCAAGATCCAACGGATACTTCAAAGAAGATTACATTTTCAGTTGCTAACTCAAATACTTTTACCAACGTAACTGTTCAAATACCTCCTACTGCAAACCTAAATAGCACAGGAGTTCCTAATACACTTGCTACAGAGGCTGCTACACAGGATCTGTCAAATAAAACATTGATTAACCCTGTGCTGAAGGGTGCAGGATCACAAACTGTAGGTAGTGTTACTCTTTCTATAGATAATATGACAGCAAACAGAACTATCAGATTCCCTGATTCTGATGCAACTCTGTTATCTACTGAAAACGTTACATTTGATGACGTTACATTTGGTGCAGGTATTAGTGCAGCAAACTTAACTGGTCGAACAAGACAACAACAATTTTTCTACGCAGGATTTTAATTAAAAATGGCTAATCAAGGTTTACTTGCACAAAACAAACCCGCAGCGAACACGAACACGTTGTTCTATTCTGCTCATGTTGATAAATCTGCAAGCACGATGATCAACGTCGCTAATGACGGAACAGCATCAGACTACTCTGTTGCTCTTAAAAATTTTGATCAAAAGTTAGTAGTAAATGGTTCTGCAAACGCATACAAATTACATGAGTATGACGTCATCACTGCATATAAGATGACAGTTGACACTGCCTTTGACCCTGCAGCACAGGGTTTTACTGGCGGTCTTCAAATTACGAGTGCTGATAATGAATCAAAGTTTAGATATGAATCTGCAATTATTCCTGATTATGTAGAACTTTTTGTAAAAACTTTTGCTATCAGACAGATCACAATTCAAAGTGTTACTGGTACGTTCTCTGTTGGTAATACTATTACCAAAGGTTCTGGTAGTGATACAACTACTGCAGTAATCTATGGTATTAATGGAACTATTCTTCATGTAGGTCCTTCTACTATTAACGGATCTGGTGCAGAATTTGCTGCAGGTGATAGCATTTCAAACGGTGCGGGTGCATCAGCTACAGTTGCAACTGGTGGTGTAGGAACTGCATCTAATAAATTTGTATTCTCTAGCACATCAGGTGGAACTTATGACCTTCGTTTGATTTCTGCAGGAAACGGTTTTGAACTATTCAACGATAGATCATACAGATTTAATCTTGCTGACTCTACTAACTCAGGTCACGCTTTTGCATTATCAACAACTATTAATGGTGAGTGGGGTTCTGACGGAACAGCAGGTAACTCTGATGATGGAACTGAATATACTACTGGTAAAACTACTAATGGCACCATTGGTTCTAGTGGTGCATACATTCAATATGCTTTTACTAGCACTTCACCTACTTTGTTATACTGGTATAACTCTGTTACTGGAACTGCTGCTAACAGTAGTTTTGGTGGATCAGAGGCATATCTTACAACAACTTCTACCCCTACATTCAATGAATTTTATATCTATGATGTAGAGGGAACTTGGACTAACTCTACATCTACCTTTGTTCAGAACAGTATCACATATACTGTTACTGCTCAAACTTCTGGAGCGTACGGTTATGTTCGTAGTTACAGTGGTAATAACTTATATGTTATTAAAGGACTTAACTCAGCAGACTTTGCAGGTTCAGATACTTTCTTAGATAACCCCAAGTTATCTACTGCAACAAGATCTACTGTAACTGTAAATAGTGTTGCTGTTGCAACTACTGCTGTGGAAAATAATTACATTATTCAAGGTGCAACTAACGCTGATCATGCAGTCGCAAAGAATACTTCTATTGTTGTTGGACCTGGTGAAAGATTGATTATCAACAGCACTACACAAAACAACACCTTCTCCCTTATTGGGTTTGAAGATTCCTCAACTGCGTTCACTCCCCGAACATTCGGCAGTTAAATAAATACAAACAAAGCGGATAGGTAATGTCACTAACTAGACTAAAGAATATTATTACGTCCAGAA